GCTGATAAACCTAACATATAAAATTCCTAAAAAGAGAGTGTCCAGGGTGATTGGTGGAGTCTGGACACTCCCTTTTTACTAGTATCATTTTTTAAACCAATTAGGAAGTCCTAAAAAAGGTCTCGTATCGAATCTATTTTCCATAGCTCCTGGCGAACTGCTTTGATTATAATGAAGAAAAACCTGACAGCAATTAGTTCCTTGAAAAGCTTCTCGCCAATGTTCTAGTTCACAGCCACTATAAATCATCATATCTCCTGGCTTAAGACTAACTTTAATTCCTTTGTTGGTCGTAGGAACATAAGGTCCCTCAGGTCTTTTACCTACATTTTTATTGGGTTCTAAATAGATATCCCAAGGCTCTCCACCTAAAAACATCGTGGTAGATATTTCACAGCTAAAACGATCTTTATGTCTTTTTAAAACATCTCCCTTTTTATAAAGTCTGGCAAAGGAATAAGTGGGAATCAGTTTAAGTTTAGTTTTCTTTTCCATTATAGGTTTAACTTTTTCTAACAAAGCTTCCATAACCAGATCACTATAATGGGAATAAGTATTGGGGACTTGGTCATCCCCCCACGTTCCCCAGGTATCATCAAAAGGAGAAATATAACGTTCCGCTAATAATTTTTTAGCTACCCTACGCTTCATACTAAAATAATCATAGATAAAATTAGCCATGTTTTTGGTGATGACGTTTTTAATAACTAAATATTTTTTTCTTTTAAAGGTCATACCCATTTAATATTTCCAGCCCATTTAATATTTCCAGCCACAGAAGTTCTGGTGACTTTTGAATTAAAGTGCATGACGTAATGCCTTAACTTAGCAGGAAAGATCATTAAGGTATTTACTTTAGGAGAAAACTGTTTTTCACAAAGGCCATACGCGGTATCTTCCCCATAAAGAAAACAAATATCTCCAGGATTAGCCGCATTCGTCTCATTTTTTTTAGCTTCATTAAGCATGCGTTGAGGCACTTCCAGCCATAACACAAACGATAAATCACACTGGGTATGAGTATGAACGGGATTATATTCCTTGGCTTTCATACGATTAATCCACATCGAGGTTAATTCATACTTGGGATTAAAGTTAGATTTATCCGCAAATCTTTTCCACCCATCTATCCAAGTATTAATGTAAATTTTTAAATCATAAAAAATCCATGGATCTTTCTGTAAGTCATAAAGGTATTCATGTTCAATTTGTCCCGCTAAATTTTTATTATGATGTTTTTTTAATTTCTTTCCTAATTTTAAAAGTCTGGCGCAGTAGCCTGGATCGACTGGCATCTCTGCCAGGTAAGGTCCAAACTGATGATATCTATGTTCTTGGAGTACTGGCTGCATTTGATATTCCTTTAGGTACACATATAATATTCCAATGAACAAATCTAAACGGCTCTATTCCCATATCCACTGGATATTGATGGGGGGTATAGCCTGGAATAATTACCATTGTTCCTGGTTTAACTTTATAATGAACAGCTTCATTAGCATGGGTAATTTTAGCTGTATCTTTTTGAGGAAGTTTGGTCATCATCGCTCCTTGTCTAGGATCATGCAGAACAGGCATTGATGTTTTTTCACTGGCTTTTAAAAAATAAAAACCTGTGACATGAGTATTGTAATGCACATGGGTATTATGATGTCCTCCACCTTTACTAGAAAATTCCTGCACCCATATTTCAGTATAGTGCAAACTATGATTTCTTAAATCAAAACCACACCAGTTTAAAAATTCATAGCTTCGATTGCCACAGTACTCTGTAAATTCTTTAGCTTCTGGATCCGTGTTAATGGAAACCGAATGATTGGATAAACCAAAATCTCCCAGTTTTCTTTTATACATTTTATTCCTGGCTTTTATAGAGGGTTGAAGATTTTTCTGTGCGTTTTTAATATATTTATCAGCTAATTTATTCATGGGTTTTATAAATTCAGGAACTTCATTAGTCCATACTGGAGTTCCAAAATATACATTGGTGGTAGACTGACTCATTTAAAAGGGTATCCAAGATTCCAAACCACCAATGAATACCTTACTCCTTTCATTACAGGTTTAACTCTATGCCATACAAAACTAGGAAAGACAACTAGAGAACCTTTAGGAAGAATGTCTTTGCACACTTGTGTTTGTCTTCGTTTATTAGGATCGTATTGTCTAAAATCAAACTCTAGTTCTCCGCCTGTATAATCGTTTTCATCAGATAGAGAAACGGTAACGGATAATTTTCTTATCTTGCCTTTTGTCGGGCCTTCTTTTTCATAAGCTCCCTCCCAACTATCACAATGCCAATCATAATATTGACCTGGTTTGTACTTGGTAAATTGACAAGACTCCGACCAATCCCAGTTAAAATTCCATCCTGCTCTTTGATTAGCCTCCATAATATAAGGTTGTATTTCCTTATAAATCCAGCGGTCATTCATCCAAACAATACTGGAATCCCTTTTCTTTTTTAAGTTTTTAATTTCTTTTTTATTTAAAGGTTGTTTTTGTATATTCCTATCTCTACCTAACTCCCCTGTCACGGCCATATTATCTTGATGCCTTAATCCATATTTGACAATATCATCACAGATTCTTAGGGGAACAACAGATTTAAACCACCAATAATAATTGTGAAGATTCATTAGTTATACTCATAAGTCATGGTTAAAAAAATATTCATTTGTTTAGATGTATTCTGAGATATAAAATAACGTTGCGTGGAAGGAAAGATAATAAATAAATTATCTTTTAAAGGAATGTGCCAGGTCCTGTTTTTTCTACGGTTATCATCGTATTCAATAACCAGTTCACAGGAATCTTTAGCCACATCTAATCCATAAAGACAAGTATAATCTGGAGAATCCTTTAAAGATAAAGGTTTAACCTGGTGTCGTGTATATGAGGATGTATGCGGACTATAAACATTTCCCCATTCTTTTTTACCAATTAAAGTTCTATAATAATCCACCCTAAAATGATCTCTTATATAATCTTTTAACCATTGTAAGGGTTGGGAAAAAGGAACTTCAAAATCCTGATAGGAATAATCTTTTTTATTTTTGCTTAAACGCTTATTTAAAGTAAAGCTGTTGAGAATATCGTTCTTGATTTTTTTACGATCAATTTTAATGATGTGAACTGTATCTATATAAAGGTCTGTCTCTGATAATACTTTCTTTAGCATACCTGTGACTTGTATACGTAAAAATAGAAGATTTGTAAAGAGAGGGGATAAAAATTGATCTAGATCAATTAAACTACGACTTTGTCCCAAGCCTTTGTGGATTCATTCCAAGTATAGTCATCAGGATAACCATCCGTTGTAGTACTTGGCATAGGTGTTGGTGCTTCCCATGTTGCCGTTGTCGTATTTAAAGTCCAACTTGCATAAGGTTTTTTACCATAGAATATATTATTATCTTCATCATACGTCATTCCTATTCCAGCATAATTTCCTCTTAATGCTTTAGAATTATCTCCAGAAGAATGTGTTCCAGCGTAAGTATTGTAAGACGTTTGTTTCCACATAGAAGCTGGCCAGCCATGCAATTTTTCCAAGAATTGTTGTCCAACTGTTTCATCTTCTACTCCAGCGCCGTCAAGTATATCGCTGTCATTAACAACATGAACTCCCATTACTTTTGAGTTGAGACCTATTTTTGCGAAATGTGCCATAATTTATTTATTGAAATTTGTATTTAACTACTACAAATCCTGTACCTCCATCAGTACTACATGATGGGGGATTTGCAGGGTGACCCGCGCCACCGCCACCTCCTCCAGTATTAGCTCCTGCTGCGGTTGCACCTGGGGCTCCATCGCCTCCTCCACCAGCACCACCAGTAGCTATACCTGATCCATAATTGTTTCCTCCTCCACCGCCGCCACCACCTCGTTGTACAGCGGTACCTGAAATTTCTGAAGAAAGACCAGCACCACCTGGACCGCCTCCACTTCCACATGCGGATGGATTGGCAACATCAGCACCAACGGCACCTGATCCACCGCCACCACCTCCTAATCCTCCATTGGGAGGTTGAGCTCCATAATTACCATCTCCACCATCAAATCCTTGAGGTGGGGATACACAGGGTACATTTCCGCTTCCGCCTGCATTACTTTGGCCTGGAGTATTATTTCCACCTCCACCACCGCCAGAACCACCGTCCATACCAGCACCAGCAGTTGCTGTTCTGCCAGCTCCACCACCAGCGGAAGTTATAGTTGAAAAAGTTGAAACTGTGCCTGCAGATGCTGAAGGAGCTCCACGCGCTCCACCTCCACCAACTGTTATTGTAAGATCTGCTACTGAAGCTGTTACTCCTCCACCTGGAGAAGCATTTGGAGAGGCTGTCCATGCCGCAGGACTAGGAACGGATTCTCTATATCCTCCCGCACCACCAGCGCCACCATAATCAGAACTTGTACCACCTCCACCGCCTCCACCAGCTAATACTAAATAATCTATTTTATCATTACCTGCTGGATTTCCAGCAGTAGAAATACACAAAGGTCCATCGGCTGGAAAGGTATGAGTTTTATAATCTCCGTCTATCGCCCCTGTAGAAGGACTTCCACCAGTAGCTACAACATAAGCTGGAGCTACTCCTGTGGCATCTGCATCAGAACCTGTCACAGATTTCCATCCTCTTGTTGAATCTACATAAACTAAACTTACAGCAAATCCTTCCGTACTAAGAGTATAATCATCATTGACTCCATTAATCTTATCTGTGCCATTTGGAGTGATAGTTAAATTATTAGAGTCCCAAGTCGAAGCATAATCAGATACAGCTACTATAGCTCCAGCACTTCCTGCTGGTAAATTAACTGTAAAAACTCCTGATGTTGTATTACAAAAATAACCTTCAGCATCTGCGGCTGTAAAGGTTGCAGTCTTAATTGAATCTGTTTGCCAATCGACTGTTCCTGTTCTTCCAGCAGCAAGAGCAGCTACAACTCCTGAAGCTCGATATGGGTTATTTCCTACGGATCCACTCATAAATACTCCTATAATGTTTGATCTAAATAACTGATAACAACGTCAACATCTCCTGCACTACCTAATTTAGCTGAAAGCACATCGGTTGTTTGAAGAACAATTCTTGTTGTGTGTTCAAAAGTTGCATTAGCAGCTAGGTCTTGATCTGAATAAATTTCATAATCATTAGCACCAGCATCATCTCTAACATAAAGATCGAAAGTTTCAGCCGCACCAGCAGTTTCACAAATAGATATATTAAGTATCGTATAAGTGTGGTCAGCGGTTA